AGAATCAGTAGGAGACTTTATCGACATCTGGTCTGATGGTAGCAAATGGTATGTTTGGGGAATCGGAAACTCAGCAGGTTCAATTACAGCTACTGATCCAAGTTAATAATTAATTAAATAAATAAAAGAGATATGGCTACTACAACAAGTATAACAACTTCATACGCAGGTGAGTTTGCTGGGGAATATATCGCAGCAGCTCTATTGAGTGGAGTTACATTATCACAAGGAGGGGTTTCAATTAAACCCAACATAAAATTCAAAGAAGTAATCAAAAAACTTGCGTTAGATAGCATTTTAAAAGATGCTTCTTGCGACTTTGATCCAACTTCAAATGTAACATTAACAGAAAGAATCTTACAACCAGAGGAGTTTCAAGTAAACTTACAACTTTGTAAAAAAGATTTCAGACAAGATTGGGAATCAGCATCAATGGGCTTTAGCCAGTATGACAATCTTCCAAGAAAGTTTTCTGATTTCTTAATTGCACAAGTTGCAGCAAAAGTTGCTGAGAAAGTAGAGCAAAACATTTGGCAAGGTGCTACTGCAAACAATGGGGAGTTCAATGGCTTCCAAGCATTATTAGCAGCAGACAGCGACGTTGTTGATGTATCAGGTACTACACTATCAGCTTCAAACATTATTGCTGAATTAGGAAAAGTAGTTGATGCTATTCCGAGTGGAGTTTACAATAAAGAAGATTTAAAAATCTATATTCCTACAAGTGCAGCTAAGTTTTACATTCAAGCACAAGCAGCATTAGGTTATAGAGAATTATATCACGTTGGAAAAACAGAAATGAACTTTCAAGGTATTCCACTATTTACTGCTCCAGGTTTAGGTGCAGATAAAATGGTGGCTGCTGAATCTTCAAACTTATTCTTCGGAACAGGTCTATTAAATGACTGGCAAGAAGTTAAGTTAATTGATATGGCAGATATTGATGGAAGTCAAAATGTAAGAGTGGTATTAAGAGGAAGTGCAGGAGTACAGCACGGCATCGGTTCAGATATCGTATTATACTCTTAATAATTTGTATAACATAAAGAAAGGTAGGTGGGTATAGGCCTACTTACCTTTTTTTTTAAAAAATAATAATATGGCTTGTACACTAACAAAAGGAAGAGAACTACCTTGTAAATCAGGGGTAGGAGGAATTAAATCAATTACATTTGCAGATTATGGTACTTTAGGTGCTTTAACTATTGCAAATGAAATGATAACAGATTTTGGAGGAAGTCCAACTTTTATGAAGTTCGATGTCAAAGGTAATTCAACTATGGATACAGTTGTAACTTCATCAAGAGAAAATGGAACTACTTTCTATGAAACTACTGTTGTAATGAATCTAATCTTCCAAGAAGAAAAAACTCAAGCTGAAATTAAATTACTCGCAGTTTCGAGACCACACATCATAGTAGAAGATTATAATGGTAACTTTAGATTAGTTGGAAAAGATCACGGAGCAGAACTTACAACAGGAAATTTTTCAAGTGGGGCACAGATGGGAGACCTTTACGGCTACTCTTTGACATTTGTTTCACAAGAAACTGAAGCACCTGATTTTGTAACAACAGCAGCTTATAATGCAGAATCACAAGGTACTCAAATTGACGTAAATTAATATTAGTTTGTTTGATTTAAGAGGGGGTTTTTACCCCCTTTTTTTATGTTTTGTATTGAAATATGAATATCTCGATAGATGCACTTTTTATGCGTTCTAACAAACTTTCGGTGTTCTAGAATATATATACATTAAAAAACTGAGAAAGTGCATTAGAATAAAATTCCCTCAAGAGACTTATTAACATTTTTGAATTAAAAAAAAAGATGTATATTTACGATATGAATGTAAAACAAAACACTAAAATATGCTCTATCTGTGGAAGCGAGTACACAGGATGGGGACACAATCCAGCACCTGTAATTGATATTGTTAAACATCAAAACGCAAGGTGTTGCGACGGCTGCAATAGTGCAGTTGTTACACCTACGAGAATTGATTTGCACTTGAATAAGGTCAAACTTCAAAACTTTGTTCCTTTAATACCTCGTGCAAAGTAGGTTTATTTTTCATAGTTAAATTTTGAGCTTAAGCTCGGTTATGCAGAAGGGGGGTAGAAATACCCCTCTTTTTTTTATATCAATACAAAATAGCACTTTAATTTCGATATATAAATATGAAGATTATGACAACAAGTGCTTCTTCGCAAACAATGGATGTAATTCCAAGAAGTTTTGTATCTTCTTATACATTAAAATTAAGAGACACAAGTAAAAACAAACAAGTGTTTTCAAGCTCTGTTAGTGCATCTTCTTTAGCAAATGGACAAAGAATTACAGTTACTTTCAGTCCTGTATTGAAAGAAGGTAGAACTTATGATATGGAATTATTATCTGGATCGGCAATAGTTTATAAAGACAAAATCTTTTGTACAGACCAAACTATTAATCAAGCAAATAATAATTACTATGACATTAATAGTGGAGAATATACGTTTGATGAAACAGCAGGGTCTCACGATAACGATTATATAATAGTATGAGTGATTTAAGAGTAATTAATTTAAGTAGCTATGCTACACCAAAAATTATTGAGTATAGAAATAAAGAGTGGATAGCTTATGGCGAGGACAATAATTATTTCAAGTACTTAATAGATAGATACAATGGTAGTCCTACAAACAATGCAGTTATAAATGCAATATCAGCTATGATATTTGGTAAAGGTTTAGATGCAACTGATAGTAGTTCAAAACCTGATGAGTATGCACAAATGGTATCACTATTTAATAACGACTGCGTAAGAAAACTTTGTTATGATTTAAAACTTATGGGTCAATGTGCAATACAAGTAATATACTCAAAAGACAGAAACAGAATAGCACAAGTAGAACATTTCCCTGTAGAAACTTTAAGAGCTGAAAAAGCAAGTAAAGAAGGAGATATTGAAGCATACTATTACTTTTCTGATTGGTCAGAATACAAACCTACAAGCAAACTAAAAAGAATACCTGCTTTTGGAAAAAGTAGAGAGGCCATAGAAATTTTATATGTAAAACCTTATAGAGCAGGTTTCTATTATTATAGTCCAACAGATTATACAGGGGGTACACAGTATTGCGAACTTGAAGAAGAAGTATCTAATTATCATTTGAATAATATAAAGAATGGTCTTGCACCTAGTATGTTAATTAACTTTAACAATGGTGTACCAAATGAAGAAGAGAGAGAGATGATAGAGCAAAGAATATACCAGAAATTTAGTGGTACTTCAAACGCAGGTAAATTTATTCTTGCTTTCAATGACAATGTAGAATCGTCAGCAAGTATAGAACCTGTACAATTATCAGATGCACACCAACAATATCAGTTTCTAAGTGAGGAGAGTACCAAAAAGATATTAGTATCTCATAGAGTTGTATCTCCTATGCTTATTGGTATCAAAGATCAAACAGGTTTGGGAAACAACGCAGATGAATTAAAAACTGCATCAATACTTTTAGACAATACAGTTATTAGACCTTTCCAACATTTACTTATAGATGCTTTTGACCAGATACTAGCATATAACAAAATTTCACTTAAATTATACTTTAAAACTTTACAGCCGTTAGAATTTACAGACTTAGAGAATGTAGAAGATGAAGAAACAAAAGAAGAAGAAACAGGTGTAAAATTAAAGCAAGAAGATTTATCGGATGAAGAGTTTGATATAATATTAGATGAGCTTAGAGGAGAGGTAATTTCAAATAGATGGGAAGAGGTAGATGCAAGAGAATACAGCGAGGAGAATGAAAATATAGAAGAATGGGCAAGTAAAAATATAGAGAGTAAAGAACAACAATTAGAAAAAAAGAGTATTGATAGTAAAAAAAGTGGTTTTAGTTATTTAGACAAATCACTTTATAAAGTAAGATATAAATATTCACAAAAATACTCAAGTGGTAAATCACGACAATTTTGTAGAATAATGATGGCAAGAAGTGGAAGAGGAGTTGTTTACAGATTAGAAGATATAGACAAAGCAAGTAGAGCTGGTGTAAATAAATCTTTTGGCCATAAAGGTAAAGCATACGATTTATTCAAATACAAAGGTGGTGTAAACTGTGGACATTTTTTTAGTGAAGTCTTATATAGGCTAAAATCTAAAACAATGAAAAAGAAAATACAAAACTATGATGAAGTGAAAAGCATACCAAAGAGTTACAGGCCAAGACCAGCAGGACATAAAAAGGCAAAGGTAGCTCCAAAAGATATGCCAAATAACGGACATCATCCAAATTATAATAAATAGAAATGGCAACAGCATTATTCATAAAACCAATAGATTTAAAGAGGAACTCAATTATTGACGGATCGGTGGATGTGGACAAGTTTATCGGATTTGTGAAAATAGCGCAACAGATACACATTAGAAATTATTTAGGTACAGATTTATATAATAAAATATCAAATGATATATTAGGTACAGGAGGTGCATCACTTACAGGTAACTATCTAAATTTAGTAAATGATTACATACAACCTATGTTAATACATTTTGCTATGGTTGATTATTTACCTTTTGCAGCTTATACTTTAAAAAATGGTGGCCTATTTAAACACACAAGCGAAAACAGCGAGGGTGTAAGTAAAGAAGAAGTAGATTACTTAATTGAAAAACATAGAGATATAGCTGAATATTATTCAAGAAGATTTATTGACTATATGAGTTTTAATCAAAGTTTATTTCCAGAATATACAAGTAATACAAATGATGATATACACCCTGATAAAGATGCTTTATTCAATGGATGGGTTTTATGAGGTACAAAGTAAAGAAGAAAAATATTGACAAATTAATTACATATTTAAAAAGTAATGGCAACATTAACAAACACACAAATATCGGTAACGTATGTAGGGTTATTAAAAACAAGTGCTAATACTGTTTTAAGTTCTACTGCTCAACAAATAACTGACGGCTCTGGTAATAATAGTATTTTATTTTTATCTACAGCAGGAGTTGGTATTGGTGGTGCAGCAGCTAGTGGAAAAGAATTAGATGTTACAGGTAATGTACAAATTACAGGCGATCTTATTGTAGATAATATTCAAATAGATGGCTCAACGATAGGACATACATCAGACACAGATTTATTAACTCTAGCAAGTGGACAACTAACAGTTGCAGGACATATTGGTTTGCCAGATTCTAAAGAGATTAAACTTGGTACTGATGCTGATTTCAAAATATATCATAATAATACAGATGCTTATATACAAAATTATACAGGAGACCTTATAATTGAGAACAATGCTAATGATAAAGACATAATATTTAAAAGTGATGACGGAAGTGGAGGGGTTACTGAATATTTTAGAGTTGATGGTGGAACTGAAAGAGTAGAAAGTTCTAAATCATTTAGATTTGCTGATGGTGCTAGAGCGCAGTTTGGAACTTCTAGCGATATGCAAATTTATCACAGCTCTGGAAATTCTTTTATACAAAATGGTACAGGTTCACTTGTAATTGAACAAACAAGTGGTGCAATAGCATTAAGACCTAAAACAAGTGAAAATGGTGTTTTAATTATTCAAGATGGCGCAGTAGAACTTTATCACGATAATTCAAAAAAGTTTGAAACTACAAGTGCAGGTGTTACAATAACAGGTTCTGTTACTACAAATACTGGCTCAGGTTCTGCTATATTAGGAAGTCATTTAGACTTAGGAGATAATCAAAAAGCAAGATTTGGTGCAAGTCAAGATTTAGAAATATATCACGATGGTTCAAACTCTTTTGTGCAAGATAGAGGTACAGGTGGATTATTTTTAGAAGGCAACGGAGAAGTCAGAATTAGAAAATCTGAAACAAGTGAAATAATGGGTAAGTTTATTGCAGATGGTGCAGTAGAACTTTATCACGATAATAGCAAAAAATTAGAAACTACAAGCACAGGTATTAGTGTAACAGGTGGTGCTACAGCTACAGGCTCTGTTACAACATCAAGTTCAGATGGTTTTGTAATTACTGATATTGGGCGTATGAAGATGAGTTCAAATAGTCTGTTTATTGAAACCGAAACAAATGGAACAGGAATTGTTTTAAATTCAAGAACAGGTTTTGTAACGTTTCAAAATAATGGTACACAATCTTTCCAAATGAACTCGTCAAACAATGCAACTTTTGCTGGAACTATTTCATCAGGTGCTATAACATCAAGTGCAAGTATAACAGCAAGTGGTAATTCAAATAGTTTTGGTAATACTACAATAACAGCATTATCTGCAACATCAGGCACTTTTTCTGGTAGTGTTACAGCAACAGGTAATTCTAATAGTTTTGGAACAACAACTTTTACAGGAAATGTGATTATTGATGGATTTGACAATAGCAAATATTTATCACTTAGAGCAAGTGTTTGTTGTCAAGACCCAGCAGGTTCAGGTGGAGTAGGTTTAAAAGCATTAGACCATAGTGGCGCATCAGCAGATGGTTTAGGTGTATATGGACACGATGGAATTAGTTTCTTTGTTGGACAATCAGAAAGAGCAAGAATTGATAATTCAGGTAATTTGTTAATAGGTACTACCACAGCAGATGGTAAGTTAAATATCGAATCAGCAGGAACAGCTATTAATTTTACTAGGTCAGGTCAAGAAACATACAAA